GTCGGTCTGCCGCAGTTGCGGGTCGGGGCGTGGCGCCTCGGCCAGCCGGCGTTGCAGCGCCTCAATCTCGGGCTGGATCAGCGGCAGGGCGGCGGCAAGCGCCTGCTGCTGCGCCTGTAGCTGGCGTGCCTGGGCGGATAGCTGCTGCGTCTTCTGCGTGTAATCCTGCGACTGGCGGATCGCTGCGGCGAGCTCGGCCTGCGTGTAGCGCCGACCCTCAAGCTCGATCTCTGCCGGGGTTTGGGCAGGCGTACTGTCAGGTGTTTCACGTGAAACACTGCCGTCAGGATTGTCAGGAGCGGCAGGGGCGTCACCAGAGTCCAACCCCAGTGCCCGCTCCAGCGCCGACATACCGCCAGGTTGCTGGGGTGCCGGCTGGCGCCGACTATCTGCGGGAGGCTGTGCAGGCGCCGCCTCGCCCGAGTTGTGCCCGTAACCCCCAGAGTTATCCCCAGGCGGCGGCGCTGCCTGGGCGCGGCGGTGGTTCCGCAGCATCCGCGCCGCATCGCTGACGCTGAGCTCGGGCCGGGTGTCGGGTGCGGGCGCGAAGTCGCTGTTGGTGCTGTCGCTTGGCGCGGCTGGCGAGGCCGGGCCGGTGGTTTCGCTCATTTGGTCCCCCTAGCTATTCATGTACGGTCGCTTGCTCCTGGTCCTCGGCGTCCTGCACCGGGCGGCGTGCCGCCTCCTGAAGCCGGGCCTTAAGCTCGGCAATGGTGAGCACCTTCACCCGTGCGGCGTCCCGAACCTCCAATTTATCATCGAAAAGCGCGGTATTTGACGCTGCATGCTGCATTTGGTCGAGGAAATCGACGAAAACCGCGTCATTCAGCACTCTTTGGGCCATGGAAGCCTCCTGACGGGCCTCCATGATGCTTTTAGGCTCGGCGTTGAGGTCCAAAGTCCAGTTCATGGTGTTTTCCGCTTCACAGTCGGGTCCATCTCGCGGGTTCTGAGGTCTTTTCTGGTCAAAATGGCCGCTGAAAGCACGCTGGAGATGGTTCCGAGGGGTCTTCCGGTCAGTTTTGCCAGTTCCGGATAGGTTTTGCCCTGGATTCGGAGGGTTATGATCAAATCCCGCTCCGTCTCGCTCATCGGACGCTTGGTGCGGTCACCCATGGCTCACCCCGGAGGCCTGACCGAAGGCCCGCCCATGCCGGCGATGTTGCCGGCCACCGCCCGATCGGCGATCTGGCCGTACGTCGTCGGTAAGTTACCGGTGGCGAGCGCCTGGCGAACCATATGAGCGGTGTCGGGCGGGGTGGAGCCTACCGGCGGAGCCACCGGCGCCTGCGGACGCTGGGCCCCCAGGCCTCCGCCCTGTCCCGACGCCATCCCCATCATCGGCGAGGCTGGCCCCGGCTTGGGCTGCTGCGGCCCCTGCACACCGGTTGCCGGCTGCTGCGGGGACGTAGGCGGCGGCAGGTCGCCGATGAGGCCAAGGTTGGGCTGGTCTGGCTGCATCGCCGCGCGTAGCTCGTCGAGGCTCGGAACAGGCGTGCCGAACTGCGCGCCGATCTTCCAAAGCTCAACCCATGCGTCCAGCGCCGCCTTGTCGCGCTCGCGATCGTCGTCCGACAGCGCCTTACTGCGATCGGTCTGCGCCTTGGCACGATCCGTCTCCAGATCTGCGGCGGTCTTCTGCTGCTGCACCATGGCCAGCACCTGCTCCGGAGTTGGCCCCTGGTTGGGCGGCGGCGGCTGCCAGCCGTCCGGTAATTCCTTAAAATAGTTGCTGACGTCGGCGATGTTCGCGGTCTCCAACATCCTGGCCAAGGTATTGCGGTATTCCGGCACTCCCACGAGCGGGTTGTGCAGGCCGTAGTTGGTGATGATCTGCTCCTGCTTGCCGGCAATCTGGGCGAGCATGGCGAGGCGCTCCATCGGCATACCCTTGCCGCCGACCTCGACCGCGGCTTCCCACATCGTGCCCAGCGCTCTGGGATCGATCGATATCCACTCGCCCCGGATGCGGATGACGTTGGGCCGGTCCTGCTGCTTGGCGAGCATGCGCAGGAGTCCCGAATAGAGCGGCGCCAAGCCGGTTTCGGCCAAGGTGCGCGCCATCATGTCGAGCCGGTCCTGCGCGGCGGATGTCTGCTGCGACACGGCGATCGGCGCGGTGCTCTGGAGTTCGTCGACGGTGAGGCCCTGGGAGGCGCGGGTGATGCCAGTACGTGATTCACGCACGCCCTCGAGCAACTGCATGATCGGCAGCGCCGCTGCCCCGGCGAACGGCTTCACGAGCTCCTGCACGGCGCCCTGCTGTGCAACGCGGATAATGCTGCCGATCGCGGTCTGGCGCACGTCGGACATGTTCACCTGACCGAGGGTGATCACGGTCCGCGGGTACATCGCCTGCCCGAGGCTATCGAGCGTCGCGCGCATCACCCTGGACTGCAGGCGTTGCAGGTCCATCACCATGTCGGACACAGACGACCCGATGATCCGCCCCGGCTCGCGGTAAGGCGTGAAGCACGACAAGGGGATCTCGTCGGTGCGCTCCCACTGCACCAGACGGCAGTCGTCGCCGAGGCTGTGGGTGTGCAGCAGCTCCGCCTTGTGGTCGTTGTCGGCGTCGCACCTGATCCAGCCTTCGATATAGCGGATCATGCCCATGCTGCGGTCGTTGGGTGGCCCGCCGTGCATGTGGTGCCCTGATGCACTGTCACGGGCGATCGCCTCGCGCCGCCACTGCGTCGTGGGCGCTGAACCGCCCGCCCGCAGCACCGCGTGCTCATCCAACCCCATCTCGATCAGGTCCGAGGCGCTCACATCTCTGACGTGGAACACACCGCGCGCTTCCTTGACGGTGGACGCGTCGGACACCACCCACACACATTCGGACGGCACAGATTCCACGATCGGCCACGCCTGCTGCACGCTGCGTGTGATGGTGGCGCTCCAGTATTCCGGTGGCCCGCCCTGGCCCAGATACATCTGGCCCTCGGGCGTCTTGGCCATCGCTTCCTGCTCGGCCTTGGTCATCGGGCGCCTGACGATGCGTTGCGCCTCGATGCCCGGCTCGGCGAGCAGCATTTGCAGTTGCGGCAGGATGAGGCCCTCGGCCACCTCGGTGCGGATCTGCTGCTTCTTGCCCCACGACCAACGCACCCAGCCGGCTTTGCGGGTGAGCGCATCGAGCAGCGCATCGTGCAGGATCGACCAGCCGGGGTTGGCCACGAACAGCGCCCAGCGGGCGTAGTCGGTAGCTTGGCGGCTTAGCATCGTCGCAAGTTTATCGTTGCCGGATATCTCGCTGCTGATCGGCTCGAAATGCACCGGGTCCTCGACGCCCGTGAACACGCGCAGGAGGCTAGGGAGGGTGCTCCTGATGGTGTCCCGCACCACCGTCATCACCAGCTGCGATCGGCCCTTCAGTGCCGGCTCGTCGCCGAAGCCCTTGCCGTTGTAGTATTCCGACGCCGTAACGCGCTGGTTGCTGAGTTCCTCGTCATAGTTTCTGGCGATACCAAAATAATACCTATTGATCTCGCTGATCTCGTGGTCCTCTTTGCCGAGGCGCTGGTAGACGATCTCCTGCACCCACGGGGTCGAGGATGGCTGCACGCTCGGGCGCAGGCCCAGCGCGTAAGGGCGGATCTCCGGTGGCAGGTCGTCGGTCGGGTCGTCCGGGATGTCCTCGTCGCGGCGCCTGGGCAACAACGTCGCAATCACCTGATGGTCCGTGGGTCTTTGGCCCATCGGGCGCACCAGCCCCTCGATCGGTGGCAGCGGCGGGGCGCCGTAGCTCTGCGTGTTGGGCGCCAGCAGGCCCTGCTGCGGCGGGTTCATGCCTTGCTGGCCCACCTGCGGCGCCATCGGGTTGATGCCCTGGCGCAGGCCCGGTGGTATCACGGGTGGTATCACGCCGCTCATCAGATGCGTCCCATCAGAAGCAGGATCAGCAGCACGAAGATGACCAGCCCGAAGATGCCGATGCCCGGCCCGTAGTATGGGCTGCCGCCGTAATAACCGCCGCGATAACCCCACCAACCGCCACCAAGAACCACCAGCAAGACCACGATCAGTATGATTGCAATCGGACTCATCGCTGGGTTACCTCACCGTTGGCTTGGCTAGGCCCGGCCCGGCCGGGATAGGCCCGGCTTGGCAGACATGGCACAGAGGGGCGGCTTCGGCTGCCCCTCATTCTCCGCTTCCTTGGGCGCCATAAGGCAGGTCCGTCTGCTGGCTGGCACCGCCGGTCACCCTGGTGGGGCGCACAGCGTCCGTAGCAGCGCTCATGATGGCGGCGACGATACTGGGCGGCATGCCACTCTCCAGCAGTCTGTGGCGCAGCCTGAGCCGGTCAGCGCCATCCTGAAGGCGGCGGGTGATGTGCTCGACCAAGTCTGTCTTGCTTGCCTGGGCGCGCACGTTGGCGGCGACCACCTGCTCCGCCGCCTTGGCCCGTGCCGTCAGCAGGAAGCCCAAACGCTGGTCATCTGATGTGGCGGTAATTCTTTCAACGTGAATCAGCTGCATCGTTGTGCTACCTTAGCGTTGGCATGGCATGGCAGGGCGCGGCTCGTCGCGGCGAGGCTCGTCCAGGCAGACACGGCACAGAGGGGATGGTTCGCCATCCCCTCATTCCATTCCAGCAATCGGCGGCATCACCGGCTGCGTGTCAAACATCCAACTCTGGTTCGCCGATGTGACCATGAGCCCCTGTTGCGCCAAGGTTAACATTAGCGCGTCGGCACTGTCGCAGCTGGGCAGGCCTCTGCGCCTCATACTCTCCTTCGATTCAATTTGCAGCTTGCCCGTGGA